TTAGCTGTTGGCAAGCTCTTCGAGGGCTTTGCGGATCTCTTCTTCGGCCGGGCCCCAGAGGTAGTCGTTGGCTTCGTGGTGGACGGTGCCGAGGCCGACGTGAGGCGCGTAGGGGACATCGGAGAAGACGCTGTCTCCGTCCGCCTGGAGGGAGGCGCGGAGCCGGCCGGTGTCGACCGGGACCTCCGTCTTCGCCCGCTTCAGCGTCTCGTCACGGGCCTGTGTCATCGCCTCTTCGGCGTCGGTCTTCAGTTGCTCCGCTTCCGCCTCGAACCAGTCGCCGACGTCTTCGGCGTTTGTCTCGAAGAGGTCGTCGGACATAGAGGCACGTCCTACTGGAGCGAGAGGAGGAGCGAGTTATCGTCCGGCCGGATCTCTTCGACCGTGGCTTCGATCACCCGGCCGTCTTCGGTGGTGACTTCGGTCGTGTCGGAGGGCTGCACGCCGGCGATCGAGTCGGCGGCGAAAAAGAGGGCGGCGCCCTTGTCGTAGGAGGCGGCCATCTGGTCGAGGGCGTAGCCGGACTCCTGGAGGTTGCCATTGGATTCGAGGACGACACTTTCGCCTGTCTCCGTGAAGCCGTCCGGGCCGCGGGTGCCTGCCGAGCGGGTGACCTCGATGCGGTCGGTATAGAGCTCGTCGAAGACGGAGCGGTCGATCATAGAGCGAGTCTCAGCGGTCTTAGGTGGGCGGCCGGTAGGGCGGAGAAGCTAAGGGCGCTCTCAGGCTACACAGGAGGGCGCTGGTCGAAGGGACGGAGCGGGGCGAAGATGCGGCTCGGTACCCGGGGCATCTCCTTGTAGGTGACGCTTTCGTTGCCCTGAGAGATGGAGTCGACGCCTTGCCGCTGCTCCCACGTCGCCCAATGGCTGACGAGGCGGGCGATCGTGACGCGGAGGCGGTCGAGTAGGCGAGAGGGCATCCCGCTCGGATCGGGGGTTCCGCCTTCGTCTTCGGCCCATCCTCGAAGCTGGACCGGGCCTTCCGGAGCGGAGGAGCTAAGCCAAAGACTCCCGCCGGGCTCGGAGGAGCGGTAGCGATCGGCCACGTACCACTCCGCCTCCTGGATCACTTGCTCGACATTGGCGAAGTGCTCCTTCGCTTCGCCTGAGAGGAGGTCGTGGTGATCGGGCGTGAGGATCGAGGGCATAGGGGCGTTCCGTCTGTGGATGAGAGCGAAGCCCTAACCCGAGCCTCCCCGAAGCGTGGGGAGGCTCTCGGTTAGAGCTCAGGCTCTACGTTACGCGGGGACGTCGGCGTCGATAATGCCGAAGGCGTCCGGGAGGAAGACCTCTGCGCCGTAGACCATCAGGGCCTTCAGCACGTCGCCGTGGAAGGTGGCCTGCTCGTCATTGGAGACGAGGGCGACGTTGTTGAGCTGCACGGCCAGGGTGACGGCGGCGCGGTGGCCGATAAGGTTCTTCTCCTTCCCGCCGGTCTGGACCAGAGCGCTCGACTCGAACAGGTCGAAGCCCTGGTAGCGGCCCACGTACCCGTCGGTCTCGATCTCCTTGTTTGCACGGATGCGGTCGCCGGCGTACTCGGTGACCAGGTCCATGTACGTCGGAGAGAGGACGGCGAAGCGGCCGCGGCGCGGGACGTTGTTGTCGCTCAGAGCGACCTTCGCGTCACGGAGCTTCGAGGTGAAGCCGTCGGCGGTGGAGGCGGTGGTGGTGATGGAGATGTTGCCGTCGCCGTGGAGTCCGAGGACGTAATCGTCCAGGTCTTCTTCGCCGGCCTGGACCTGACGGCCACGGAACTTCTCCTGGAGCTCCGGCTGGCTCTGGACCTCTTCGACGGAGGGAACGCCGAACGTGAGATCCCGCTCCTGGTCCATCGCCATCGAGACGGTGGAACCGCTCGGGTTCTGGATCTGGACGGAGCCGTCGGAGTTGGCGTCCTGTGCGTTGAGATCGCCGGCGCTGTGTACCTCTACGGTCCGGGCGCCGATCACTTCGTAGTCGTCGTTGGTGATCTCCCGCGCAACCGTTCGCCGGTCGAGGTTGCGGAGGAACTGTGCGGAGTGGAGCTTAGCGGAAAAGTCGCCCATAGGGAAAGGGACTATGTCTGTGCATGTGAGGTGCGATTAGGTGGGAGACAGCGGGTTACGCCCGCAAGGCGCCGTCCTGGTCTCCCACCTAAGCGGGGGAGCAGGTCGGAGCTATTCGATCTTGCCTTCGGCCATCATCTCTTCGAGCTCGTTGAGCCGTTCGTCGTCGCCGGACTTCGCGGCTTTGTCGACCTCCTTCTCGAACTCTTCCCGGGTGAGCGTCTCACCACTGGAGGAGGAGCCGGGGGATGCGGAGGAGCCGCCCGTCGCTTCGGTGGACTCGAACATGAAGCTCTTCTGGTCGGCCAGCTCTTCGGCGACGCCGTCGATGCCCATCGTGTCGCCGGACTGGAAACGAGGCTGTCCGTCTTCGTCCACAGCGATGAAGCCGTCGTCGGGGTCGTAGTCGATGCGGCGGAAGAAGGCGGCCTTGACGTCCTCTTCGGCGCCCTCTCGGACGTCCGGGGCGTTCTCGGTGAACTTGCTCCAGGCTTGCGAGCGGCGGTACCGCTTGCGGTCTTCCCGGAGCTCTTCCACTTCGTCTTCGAGGGAGTCCGCTTTCGAGGCCTTCTTCTTGAGCTCCTGGATCTCTTCATCCTTCAGGGAGCCCTTCGGTTGGCCGTCCTCTCGGAGCTCGATGCCGCGCTCGGTGGCAGCTTCCTCGAAGAAGGAATCGTCTTCCTTCAGCTCTTCCCGCATCGTGCGCTCTTTACGGGAGAGCCGCTTCTTCAGAACCGTCTGGAGGTGGGATTCGGTGTGGAGGCCGTCGGGTAGATCTGCGTTGTCGATCTCTTCGTCCTCTCCGATCTCGATGGAGTCGGCCGGGACTTCGATCGGGTCGTCGGCTTCGTCGACGTGGATGTAGGGCATAGACAGAGACTCAATATGTGCCAGAGGTGACTTCTATCGGCGCTCTCTGTGGGGAGCGCTGGCCGCCGTGACGTGGCGTGGCCGCTCCGGCTTAGGCCGCGCCGGAGAGCGTAGGTGAGGCGCGAAAGACGGGTGGGTCGCCTCGTTTACTACGGGGGGTTACCTGGAGGAGGGGGTCCTCTCTGTGCAAGTGTTAAAGACCGCGGGGGTCATCGTGGACCAGACGCATCGCCCGGTCGAGCTGCTGCTTCTGGCTCTGGACGTGAGCGTCTGTGATCGAGCGCCTGCCGGGGAGGTCCTCGAAGCGGCCGGCAAGGTCGTCGGCGCCGATCTCCGGGCGGTCCGGGAGCAGGCGGTCATTCGTCCACTCGGAGGTGTCCTCCGGCACGATGCATACGATCGAGCACTCACAGTGGGGATGCGGGTGGGAGGGCGTCGTTTTGCTGTGGTAGCGGCCGGGGCCGTAGCCGTAGGGGTCCGCCTTTGCAAGCCAGTCGCACGAGTCGGGACTCGATTCGAGGCTGTCGTGTCTGCTCGAAAGCGTCCACTCGACCAGGTCGACGGCCGGGCTCTGTGCGGCCAGCTCTTTCCCGGCTTCGTCCATGACGTCGGACAGCTCCGTGACGCCCGTCCGCCGAAGGTTCTGAAAGACCTGTGGGGAGCGGGCCTCCGAAAACTCGATGTCCTCGTCTAAGACGAGCCCGTCCGCCTGGAGCCGGCGGAGGAGGGAGGGATGCTCTCTGGCCAGGACCTCCGCCATCGCCCGGGCATAGCGCTCCGGCTCGACGTACTTCTCGATGTACTGGAGATCCTGCCGGAAGTAGGAGATCCCGCTCTCCAGAGCGGAGCGGACCAGCTGCTCATTCGAGCGATCGATGCCGCGGCGGGTGAAGCCCGAAGAGAGGTCCGGGCTCCACTCCGGGGCCGTGCCTGTAGCGACAGAAGCCGCGGCGGCGTAGCCATCGAGATGGGCCTGTCTCTCCTTCTCAACGGCCTGCTCCTTTGCGGAGCTCAGCTCTCCGGTGAGGGACGCCTGGAGGGCCTGGAGGCCTTCGTCGAGGGTGGCCCGGGGACTGTTCGATCGAGAGACCTCGACGATCACAGAGCCCCATGCGTCCTCGATGCGGGAGAGGAGCTGTGCCTTCTCTCCATCCGGAGAACGGAGGGCCTCTTCACGGGCGCTCTGGATCGGTTTGCTGTAGGCTTTGGTGGCCATAGGCTATTACACGTCGAAGGAGGAGGCGGAAGCGGCTTGCGCGTCGGCGTCGATCTGCGTCTGGATGCGCTCTTCGATCGCCTGTGGGTCCGGGTCGTGGCCGTTGGCCTGGAGGTACTCCACGACGACCTCCGCGGCGTCTTCGGCCGGGAGTGGGATCTGTGCCGGGAAGACCTTGTCGATAAGGTGCTGGCTACTCACGATGTCGGAGTAGTCCTTCGGCCAGGAGGCAGAGACGGAGAAGCTCGATGCGGCCGGTCCGGCGAAGCGATAGTCCTGCATCTGCGACACGAGCGGGAGGATGGCGGTCTCTGCGTCCTCGATCGTTTGGGCCAGAACCGACAGGGCCGCGGCTGCTCCCCCGGAGTGTTGGATCTGCGCTTCCGTGGCAGACTTGCGCGTTGCCTCTTCGAGCTCGTTGTGGGCGATGCGCTTCAGCTCCTGGAGCTTCTGAGAGAGGATCTTCGTCCCGTGCTCTGCTCCGTCCGTCGGGAAGACGACGCCGCCGTGCTCTCCGTAGTCCTTGTGGTAGGGAAGCGTCTGAGCGCCGGACATGATCTTGTCACGGATCTTCTGTGCCAGCTCGTCATCCCCGCCGACGCCGACCTGGAGGAGGCCGTTCATCGACACTGACGCGGCGAAGTCGCGGCGGGAGGTCATCTCGTAGATGGAGCGGTGCTTCCGGGCGACCAACTCTCCGAACGATGCGCTCCAGGGCATCTCGACGTGAACGACCGGAGCGGAGGGGCGGCCGGCCGTATCAACGAAGAAGGCGTCCCGGGTGGGCCAGTAGTCGGACTGTCCAACCATCTTCTCCGTCGTCTCTCCGCCGACCTCGAACTGCCGGTAGACCTCGACGGAGCCGGGGCGGTAGCGAGAGGAAACCTCGTAGGAGGTAGCGATGCCGGCGTCGAGGTCGACCGTGCTTTGTGTCGAGTCGACGACGACGTCGGTGTCGTCCCACACCGGCACAGAGAGGGGAGAGAGGACGTGGAGGCCTTCGCCGGGGTCGAGGACCACGTAGGCTTCATCGTAGGCGAGCAGCGTCTCTGCCAGCGTCATCAGCTGGACCACGTAGTCTTCGCCCGATGGGCCCACAGAGTCCAGATCATCGGCCGGGGCGTCCCGGGTGACCTCGTCTTCGCGTTGGAAGAGCATCCCGACCAGACGGGAGAGCATGTGCCGGGTGTACGGGGTGAAGTCTGCGTCGCGTTTGCGCTCCCGGAAGAGCTCGGTGGACTCGAAGTAGCGCTTGTTGAGCTCCTTCGAGGCGCCGTCGCCGGTCAGCATGCGGCGAATGAGGAGCCAGGTTCGGCGGTTGGACTGGAATGTCGGGTGCTTCAGCTCGGTAATCATAGGCGGGTCTACATAGAGAGAATGGTGTCGAAGGCAGAGGAGACGTCTTCAGCGTCGAGGTCGAAGAGATCGGAGGCGGCGTAGACCAGGGCGTCGACGCGGTCCGGAGAATCCTGGTCGTGGAGGAAGGAAGTCATCTGGTCCTCCAGCTCCGGGAACTGCCCGACGTGTTTGATGTCGCCGGTCTGGTAGAGGGTGTGGATGGGCTCCGCCCGAACCTTCTTGCTCTGTGTCGTGTGCGTGGAGTTGATGGCGGCGCGGGAGGCAAAGGCCTGGAGCTGGTTCTCGACAAGGCCACCGCCCTGGTTGCGCTCTGCGTGGATGGAGTCGGCCGGACGCCACGGGTAGGGGCTACTTACCGCCTCCTTGACGTCATCGGAGTAAGGGGCGTCGAGGAAGTCTTCGATAAGGGAGACGTCACCGAGATAAGCGGCGACCGTGACCGCGGCCCATTCGGTGGGCGTGTACTGGCCGGAGAGGTCCTGGAGGACGTAGCCGGTGCCATCGGCTTTGCCGACGACCACGATCCCGGCTTCGTCGCCTTCCGACTTGGAGACGGTGGGGTCGAGCCCGACAACGATGCGGTCGAAGCCATCCACTTCTTCGAGGCCGGCGGGCCCGATACGGCCGATGTCCTCGTGCGTCCAGAGCTCCCCGTTCGCGTCGAGGATCTGAGCATATACCTCCTGCCGGCCGGTGTCGGTGTCCTCGATCTTCTGTAGCCGTCGGAGCATGCGGCCGTCGAGGTTGTCTTCGTTCTCCCAGGAGCTTCCGCGGATCGTGTGGACGTCGGAGTCCTCGACCAGCTCCTTAATGATGGGGAGAGGCCGGGGCGTCGTGGTGATGATAAGCTGAGAGTCGCCGGTCAGGGCGGAGCCTTCTCGGAGCGTAAGGTTGATCTGGTCCCACACCTCTTCGGCGTAACGCATCTTTGCCAGCTCGTCAATCCACGCCACCGAGCCGGAGAATCCACGGAGGCCCTTGGGGCTGTCGCCGGAGTAGGTCTGGATGCGGGCGGCGCCGTGGGGAGCCTGTAGCTCTACCCTGGACTCCGACCGCTTGTAGTTGGGAGAGAGCTCTCGCTTCTGTGCAAACTCGACGATGCCGCTTCCCCGTTCGGCCGGCTCGACGATGTCGTCTCGGACGTCGGCGGCTGTTTCGGCGACCACACCCGTAGCACGGTGTCCGCGCTCGATGCGGTCGAGAAGCCAGTGGGCGGCCGTCCACCCT